TTATTCTTTTTTATGTTTCAGTACTTTAATTCTTTGATATACGCTCTCGGCCAGATCTTCGATTCTTACTCTTGTAAACCATACCTGAGCCACAGGCCATAGGGCTGTAAAAATCTCATCTACAACCCATGCCATACGCTCGGATCCGGTTGAGTACTTAAACTCCGCCTGACCTATTAACAGTTCGGCTGCAGTGATTATTTTCGTTTTAAGAGCCTGAATACCGGCGATAAAAATAATAATCACTATTGCTATGGCTTCAATAATTGTTAACCACATCCCTCGTCAGCTCCTTCCTGGGCCTGCTGAATAACTTCTTTTACTATCTCCTTGTATGCGGTCTCACTGTACGGCGTTCCGTCAGGGGCTATGCCGTACTTATTTCGACTGTTCTTACACTTGTACTGATATGCGTAATATAAGCCTATCGGAGCCCATAAAGCCGTCACCATTGTAACCGCTATGGCTTCACTTGGAAGCTCTGAAGCACCCGACATGATGGCCAGTTCACACAATCCGTAGTATCTTTCGATAACTCTAACCGTCATGACGGCAGCGAAGCTGACAGAAACGGCGTTGATGAGCTTGCCATACTCGGCGTTTTTCAGCTTGCATCGGAGCTTTCGGAAAAACTTCTTTACTTTTTTCCACATTTCAACCACCTCAACCGCTTACGCTTTCACACAATGGTCGAGACAGATCCAGCCCGACGGGATTTTACCCCAGTTGTCTTTTACCTGTGAAACCGTTACGACGCAGCCTTTAACCAATCCGTCTGCTGGCTTGTTGCCGTTCAGCTTCTTCACCTGTGCTCTGGCATTCACTGTAAGGCCTGAGAACACCTTTTTATTATAGTTGGTACCTGCACCAACGCGAACGTTTAAAAGGCTTACGTTGACCTTGTATGTGCCTGTGGTGTAGCCCTTAGTCTTTGCAGGTGCAGGGCTTGTAGTTGCGGTCGCCTTTGCTTCCGGTGCGGTATATTTTGCACTGAATTTCTCGGGATCCTCGTACGAACAACTACGGAGCAGATCCCAGTTCATATTCTTAACCCGTGCATCGGTGAGCTTTGAAAGGTCTCTAACACCAAGGTGAAGGTGCACGCCTGTTGCTTTACCTGTCTTACCCGTGGTGCCGAGCTTGGTGTCGGCAGTAACTTTCGCACCTGCTGACACTGAACGAGTGTCAAGGTGATAGTGAATAAAGGCCTTTTTGATTCTCGGGTAAATCACCCACACATAGTTTGCACCATCCGAAGCTACGGCCGAGGCGAAGCAGTAGCCGTCTTCTATACCATACTGTGTGAGTTTTCTTCCGCTGGTGCTGTAGTCAGTACCATTGTGGAAACTGGATGTAGAACCTGCAGAAGTGTTTATAACACCTCTCGGGCCGTATGGTGAGCTCATCTTGTGTTCTGCGTTCTTGAAAATTCTGTTTGAAATAACTGACATGATTAGTCCTCCTTATTTTCCGGCTCAAATGTCGGTAGAGCCATTACTCTCGTATGTAATTCTGTCATAGTACCGTTACCGCCGAGACCGTGATAAGCTATGTAGGCTTTATCGTAGGCATCTTTGGCGTAAATCGGTATCCATCCTTGTTCCAGATATTTCTCTCCGCTTCGGATAAGTTCTGCACGGAGTAAAGATAACTGTGCGTTCTTCATCAGCTCGTTATCAGCTATTATCTGGGACATATGTTCGGTTTTTTCCCTTGTTCTGCGTATCTTCTTTATCAGTCCAATTAAAGCCGCTGTAATAACACCGAAAGCGGTCAGCACAGCTCCGACTTTAATTACTGCATCCAATACTGTATTCAATGTCTGCACCGGTCTTACACCCCCATGAGCATTTGCAGGACTTTATAAGCAAAAATCGCTACTATAGCCACGGGTGCAAGCACGTTGGCCGCTGCTCCTCTCAACCCTGTATAAAGTATTGCTGTCGCTACGACTCCTAACGTTTCATACACCGCAGTAGCTCCTTTCTGAGCCGTCTTGGCTCGTTAGTCTGTAACTTTGTTTAGTAAAAATATAAGGGCTCCTACGGCCTCACAGAGGCCGTTTTTCGGCTCTACGAGCGGTCGCCACCCTTCCAAAAATCGGAAGGATGGCGACTTCTTAATACACTACTATATTTTCTGTTATAGGTATAACTTCATAGTTTATATCAAATGCATCGTATTCCTCGGGTGTCAGGCCTACTGCCGTCGGGCATTCGTACCTTTCAACACCTTCTTCGTCTACAACTGGCGGCCTTCGTGTGTCAAGGAACACGTGTCCCTCCGCAGCCTCCAGGATGTAATAAAAAGGCCCTTTTTCGTTTTTATGTTCGGTCACCTTATAATTAGTCATTTGCTTACATCTCCTTACGTACTGAAATACCAGCCCTTGGCATTGGCCGCCGCTACAAACGCTGAGTCTTTGTTGATAAGGGTAAGAACTGCCGACGGCACGTGCCAGTATCTTAATAATTCCGCCTGCTGACCTGTGAGCTTCTCCCACCGCTTGACGATTACGTCGCAGAAATGGGGATCAAGCTCCATCATGAAGCAGTCACGCTGCAGCTGCTCACAGGCTATTAGTGTGGTTCCGCTACCTCCGAAGAGGTCAAGAACCTTGCCACCCTTCTTGCTTGAATTTGAAATCTGATAAGCTATCAGGTTTACAGGCTTCATCGTCGGGTGTTCTTCACTTCTTGAAGGTCTGTCACAGTCTATAACTGTAGTCGCTGTCTGACTGTTCCATATATCCTTTATGTACTGTTTCAGTTCGTCTTTGCTCATAGCGTTTATGTTCGGACGATCCTCGAGCACAGTCGTTTCACTTCGGCTGTCGGTGAAGTAATGAGCTGCTCCGTTCTTCCAGCCGTATAAACACGGTTCGTGCTTCCACTGGTAGTCCTGTCGGCCGAGTACAAGAGAATTTTTGTTCCATATCAGGCACTGACGTACTCTCCAGCCTGTAGCTTCACACGCACGGCGGAAGTTAAGGCCCTCGCTGTCAGCGTGCCAAATATAAAAAGCTGCACCCGGTTTAATAACCTGGTCTGCAGCTCTGAAAGCGTCCGTCAAGAAGCCGAGGAAGGCTCGGTCGCTCATATTATCGTTTTGTATCTTACCTGCGGTGCCTTCGTAATCGACATTATAAGGCGGATCCGTGACAAAAAGGTCGATAAGCTGTCCGTCTGTCAGCTTCTTTACGTCCGTTACCGATGTGCTATTACCGCATACGAGCCTGTGACGGCCGAGTTTCCAAACGTCGCCCGGCTGGGTGATAGGTTCCTGTATCTCGGCTTCTACGGCCTCCAGGTCGAAATTATCGTCAAACGCCTGCGGTTCGGGTTCGTTGTTAAGCTCCTCGAGGGTGAATTCTCCGAAATCCTCCATAGCGATGTCGGGTATCTGTGCAAGCTCGGCGGCTAATTTTTCATAGTCCCACTCTGCATACTCACCTGTGCGGTTATCTGCGATACGGTATGCCCTGACTTCCTCCTCGGTCAGATCATCTCTGACAATACAAGGTACCGTGTCAAGTCCCAGCTTCTCGGCCGCCTTGTATCGGGTGTGTCCGCAGATTATGACGTGGTCTCCGTCAACGATTATAGGGCTTCCAAATTTGAAAGCCGTAATGGAAGCGGCCACCTTGTCGACCGCCTGGTCATTCACTCTCGGATTGTTTTCGTAAGGGTGTATGTCACTCAATTTGAGATATACAATCTCCATAAAAACCTCCAAATTTTCTCATTTAGGGAGTTTTTGCTACAAAGAGTTCCTCTGTAACCGTTATCTCCAAAACGTTGTGTAGAATTTCACCCACCCCTATATCTGTGACAAATCAATAGCACCCTGAAATTTTTTAAATTTTTCAGGATGCCTTTTGTTATGACATGAGGTACAGGTAGCCTCTAACAAATCATATTCCAGTCTGACTTTCCAGCCTTCCGGTGTTTGTATGGGTATTGTGTGGTGAGCTTCTACTGCTATCCCTGAACATCCTTCAAGTTTAGCCTCGCATTTATACATAACATCCTCGAGCTTCTTTTTGCTCAAGTTCTTCCAGTCCTTTGAATTATAAAACCGCCTGTACTTGTCAGGGTACTGGCGGTTATACTTCTTTCGTTTGAGTGCAGTATTATGATCTCTCTTGTCCTTAAGCTCCTGTTGAGCTATTGGCTCACACTCTGGACAGTATGTATGCCCGTAGGTAATCATGCGTTTACATCGGGCACATGGCTTCATAATCAATGTGTGTCAGCTCCCTTTGTATCTGATTCCATACTATCATTTTAGCACAGAATAGTATTCCATTCTATTCCATAGTATGGTGGAACGAAAGGAACGACTGTACCTTGTAAAAGTTAGATTGTATATAATATTGCACTATATTATTATGTGTCATTTTGCTATTTCTCTTATTATAACCGTTCCTTTCGTTCCCTTCGTTCCATTTATTTTAAACATTTACAGTATTTTACAGTAACTTTATATTAGAAAAAAAAAAAGCCCCGGAATAAACCTTTTTAAGGGCTTATCCTGGGGCAGGGTAATGATAAAAGTAATTACTTTTTGCATGTTATGAGAGATGCAGTTCTTTCTTAAGGGCATTCTGAAGAACCAAAGAGAAATTAACATTAGCCTTTTCAGCTGCGTAGCATAACCAGCTCGGTAGAGTACAGTTCTTCTTTACTGTTCGGAGCTCATGCTGACGTCTATATTCTGCAAAGTCTACATCTACTAAGTTGATGAGAGTTTCAGCTTTTGCCTTTTCTATAGCGTCTATATACTCTGGCAGATCTTCGATTCCCGAGGGTGTGGGAAGTGCTCTACCTTCATCCTCCATATCAATGCCGTTAATTCCGATAGCATCTCTTGCCATAGCTATTGCATCCGCTAAGTCTGTGCCTTGTGTGCACACATCGAAGTCAGGTACGTAAGCTATCACGCATTCATCGTCTGCGTTGTAAAATAAAACTGGATAAACATTTTTCATATCTATATTACCTCCGTCGGAGGGGCTTATTTCAGCCCCCTCCTTTTGATTATTATTTTTGCCAGATTTTCATTGATTTCGTTGTGCCGTGGAATGGTTTCCGTTTCCTTTCCGTTGGTGTACAGGTCGTGATTTCCGCCTGACCTTTTGAACTTCCATCCGTTCTGTTCCAACAGCTTAATCAGGTCTTTTCGTTTGATGTTTAACACCCTCTTTCTGTCTATTATTATACGTCTTTAATGCGTATTTGTCAACACTTTTTATAGAAATTTTTAAACTTTTTTAAGAAATTTTTAAAAAGTTAACGTGCACATTTTTAAAGTTTGTGCACGTTATTTCCTTTATATTCCGAGGTGATTGAGAGCGGATCCGTGTATGCGGTGAACCTGTGACCAGCTGTAGTGCATTGCAACACGGACCTTCTCCCACGTCAAGCCATCTATGTAGTAGTGTCTCATGAGCCTGCGTTCTCTGCTCGGCAGGGACTCTATAAGCACCTCTATTTTATACTGACCTTCTAACAACCGAATTTGTAGGCTGTCATAATGCTGTTTCAGTTCGTCCTTCTTGTCGATAAGGGCTTCAACTCTGTAATTTTCACCCGAGGATCCTTTCGGCATTCCGTCCTGATTCACTCCTGAAAGTGAATACAGGGTGTCCTCTATTTCCTTCATTTTTTCAGTGATCTGTACGCTTTCAGCTTTCAAGTCTCTGTACTCTTTTAAGTCCTGTCTTGTCATTCTGTCAGCCTCCTTATATCGAGCTTCAAGGCCTCAATAGCGGCCATCTGCCCCTTATCTTTATCTTGTAATACGTTCAGTACTCTCTGATCGTGGGTGCCTTTGAGGATTATGTGGTACACAATGCACAAGTGCTGTTGTCCCGGACGGTTCAGTCGCTCATTGGCTTGCTGATACAGTTCAAGGCTCCATGAAAGTCCATACCATATCGTTATGTGTCCACCTGCTTGAAGGTTCAAGCCGTGGCCGATGCTTGCCGGGTGGGCTATGGCTACAGGGATTTCGCCCCGGTTCCATGCGTCTATATCTTCGGGCTTGTCCAGCCTGCGACATTTAATACGTTGCTGTATTCTGTCAGCATCGTGCTTGAATGAGTACATTATCAGAACGTTATCACCGCCGGCAGCTTCTACCAGCTCCTCCAGAGCTTCGAGCTTGATGTCGTGGATCTCATGCACGTTCTTGTCTGCGTCATAAATCGCTCCGTTTGCGTACTGCAGAAGTTTGTTTGTGAGAGCCGCTGCAGAGCCTGCGTATATTTCGCCGTCTTCGTCCATGCACTCGAGAACCTTATCACGCTCAAACTGGCGGTACTGTTTCAGAAGGTTGTCCGGGCATTCAAGCTCGATATTTTCATATATCTGTCCCGGAAGTTTCAGAACGTCGTCCTTTTTTATGCTCATGCAGATGTCGGATATTCGCCTGTACACTTCCTCGTCAGCTCCGGGCTTCGGTGCATAGCTGTACACAATATATCCGCTCATTTTTTCGGGCTTCAGGAAAGCCTGACGGAAACCTGACAGGGTACGGCCGAGACGTTCGCCCTGATCGAGCAGATATATCTCGGGCCATAAATCCTCGATACCGTTCGGCCGAGGTGTTCCGGTCAGACCGATAATGCGGTCAATCCTTCCTCTGACACTCCGAAGAGCTCGCCACCGTTTCGCTTTGGAGCTTTTGAAACTTGAAAGCTCATCTATTACCACTGTGCGGAAAGGCCACTTCTTCAGGCCTTCTACGAGCCACACAACGTTTTCACGGTTTATGACATATATGTCGGCTTTTGTCTTGAGAGCCTCGGCTCTTTGTTTTGCGGTACCGATAATGACTGATATTTTCAAGTGTTTCAGATGTTCCCATTTTCGTGATTCTGACGCCCATGTATTCTCGGCCACTCGCTTCGGGGCGATGATCAGCACAGGCCCGTCCTCGAGTTCGTCAAAAAGTAGGTCATTTATGGCTGTTAAGGTTGTTACGGTTTTTCCGGTTCCCATACCCCAGAATAAAGCACAGGCTTTATGCTCTTTAATCCATCGGATGCCTGCTTCCTGGTGTGGGTAAGGTTTAAAATTTGGCATTTTCTTTTGTAATATTGCAGTCGCTGTTGAATTTAAAGAAACCACCATGTTCAAACAACTTCACATCAAGCTCGATGGTGTTTTCGAGAAGGTCAATAAATGCGTCAACTTCGGCTTTATTTTTGATAATAAACACAATCTGACCCTTGTGTGCCAGATACTGACCCCACAGCTTTTGCAGTTTTTCAACTGTTCCGCCCTTTGGCCTTTTCAGCTCTACAAAGAAGATAAGACCGCCGGGTAATATGATTATTCTGTCAGGTACTCCGCTGTTTCCGGGGCACACCCATTTGAGTGATCGTCCGCCCAGCTTTTCCACCTTCCTGGTGAGGTACCTTTCTATGTCTTTTTCAATTTTCATGCTTACGCCTTCTTTCTGCTTTTTCACGGTACTTGTTTGCCTTTTTGTGATAGTATTTGTACAATCTGAGACTTGTACTGTTGTTTCTCAAATTAAGGCATTCGCAGGCAAGCTGCATATAATATTCACTGTTTTTTCTGCTCATATGTTTCACCTTCTAATAGCTTTTTCATGAATTCTGATTGTCGTTTGGTGTTGCTGTAGTAATCACAATACTGCGTACAACTTACAAAGGTCGAAAATCTCGTACATCTAATTTGACCTAAGTCGTTTACTCTATCGGTAGAGCTGTGGTCGCAATCTATACAAGCTCCTATCATATTTATCTCAGCCTTTCATAGAATTTCTGGCGACCGTAAATTGGGAAGGTCTTTTTATCATTTCCCTTATGTCGCCATTCGGGTATTCTCGACATAATATCGTGAATTTCTTTCACGGCATATCTGTCCACCTTGTCAGGGTTTCCGTTCAGAGCTTCCGTCCATATCTCAAGTGCACAGACATATCGTCTCGGTTCGGTTCCTTCCTGTCCAGCCTCGAGCCAGTTTCTGCGTTCGTAAGCATCCATGCAGTCCCAGTTCTCCGGGAGCAGCTTGTCCAGGTATTCAGCTACGATACCGATTCTCGGATTTTCTTCCTCGAATCGAGCCTGTACCTCCTTAGCTTCTTCCTCCAGCTCCTTACTCAGGAATAAAGGCTCTCCCTTTTTGTAGAATTCCACGGCTTCCGCCCATATCTGTCCGATAGTGGTCTCGGTCAGATCCTCCCACGGGCTGTGCGTCGGTTCGTTCGGGGTATCGACTACCCAGAACCTTCGGTTACCTGTGGTATCTCTCAAAAACTGCATTTCGTTGGTTGTTCCGAAGAATATACACTGTCTCGGGAATTCCTGCAGTCGTCGGCCGTATGCAGGTCTGAAACGGTCAACCTGTTTCGAGATATACAGCTTAATGGTCTCGGCTTCGGCTTTTCGCATTCCTGCAAGCTCGCCGACTTCCATAAGCCACACGCCCTGTACCTGTTCGTATGCGTCTTTTCCCTGCATGGTGGTGAAGGTATCAGAGAACCACTGTCCTCCGAGCTTGCTGATCAGCGTTGATTTACCGAGTCCCTGACGCCCTCTTATGGTTAACATATAATCGAATTTGCAACCTGGACGGAATACTCGGGCTACGGCTGCTACAAGTGTTTTCCTTGTAACTGCTCGGGTGTAGTCAGTGTCTTCTGCTCCGAGGTAATCTATCAGAAGGGTGTCGAGCCTGTTTGTTCCGTCCCATGTGAATGAATTGAGGTAGTCTCTCACCGGGTGAAAGCGGTTCTGTTGAGCTACGACATTTACGGCGTCAAAAATACGGTCTTTTCCTGTAAGTCCGTATTTACTTTCGAGGAAGTATCGGAGTTCGGCGTCGTCTGCGTCCACCCACTGTGCTCGCTCATCCAGTCCACGCCATGGTGGAGATTTACGCAGCACAATGTTGTGATCCATTTCATTGAAGGCAAGGCAGCCCTCAAGCTCCTCGTCATTCTCGAGAATAAGAACCGCGTTTCTGATTGTCTGTGCTATTCCGCCTTTTCCTGTGACCTGAATTTTAGCTCTCCAGTCGTTTACAAGGTCGTCGTCGAAATCGTCCATAGCTTCGGCGTTACGGTCTTTTACAAGCTGGGCACTTACTTTCTTGTCTGCGGTTGCAAACTTCGTCATTTCGGTGTATGACGGTCTTTTATTGACGGGTGTATCAAGGTCGATACCGTCGTCAAGTCGTCCGAATTTATGAAGTCTTACCAAGTCCCAGGCATTACACAGCGTCTCGCTTGCCGGGTCTGTTGCATGGTGTGAAAACGACCATTTTCCGTCGTAGGTGATAACACCTGCCGCTGTGCTGCCTTCGGTGTAAGTGTAACGGCCGTCGTCACACGGTTGATATGTAGGGATAAAATTTTCTATTGCATCTTCAATACTGTAAGCACGGCAGAACGCCCCGACGACGCTCTTTTTTTCTGTAGGATCCTGTGGTTTCGTCGAGGCGTGTTGCGTGATGTTTGCAACTCTGGAGCTGACGGGCCACGCTGATATATCGTGCCAGTCAACATAAGTCTGAAGAATAATATCCGGGTTAAGTGTTTCGGCATCTTCGTAGTCGAACACGTACTCACCGTCGTAGCTGGTACTTGGCCAGTACATCATACGCTGTGGCTGGTACCGTACTGTGCCAGATGAACTATTTTTGAATTCGGGTATCGCCGGTAGGCTATAACCACTTCAAAGCCTGGAGTGCTGACCATTCGTCTGAAATTGTTTATAGCTTTCTCACAAGCTCGGCCGATCAGTATCCACGCCTGTTTGAGACGTTCTCCGGATTCTTCCCATTTGTCCATCATTGTTTGCCTCCTTTCCTGCTTGCAAGTATGTAAATGACTACTACTGTGGCACAGATAATAAGTGTTTTGATTACGCCTTCCATTGTTCCACCTCCTTATAATGTTTCTTTTAGGAAACTTACGAGTTAAAAAAAATTCGGATAATCTGTTCATCACTTAAACCGAGCACGTGCTTTATGCCGAGTATATCCTTCTGGGTGAAAGATACGTCGCCGTGAAAACGCTGATATAGCTGCTTTCGGTTCATTCCGAGGGCTTCTGCGAGGCGAGGAATGCTCATGTTCTGTCTTCCGAGTTCCGCTCTAAGTTCGCCAATATCCAATTTTTGCCACCTCCGTTTGATTATATTTGAAATTTCGCTGTCCTCAATATTTAGTGGTGTTTCCTTTAGGACACCGCTATAATACCACTATCAAAAATGAATGTCAAGCACTTTAAGAAACTTTCTTACCGTTTTTCTAAAAAAAATGTTGCATTTATGACACTTATGTGATATTATATTCCCGAGGTGATACCCCATGACTATAGGTGAATTTATTAAAAGAAGAAGAAATGAATTAGATTTAACCCTTGAAGAAATCGGAAAAGCTACGGGAGTTAGTAAATCTACCGTTAAAAAATGGGAAACTGGATTTATTTCTAATATGGGCCGAGAGAAGATAGCTAAACTCGCAAAAATTTTATCCGTAAGCCCTGCCGTATTTATAGGCGATTCAATCGACGACTACGAAGCAGCCATCGCTAAAAACGATAAAACTTCTTTTGATGTATATTCTATACCTGGTATCTCTCCGATTCCGCAGATGCGTAGAGTTCCGCGTCTTGGAACTATAGCGTGTGGCAAGCCGATAACCGCAGAACAGAACATTGACGGTTACGATCTCATAGAAGCTGATATAAAATGCGACTTTACTCTCACCTGTAAGGGTGACAGCATGATTAACGCTCGTATCTTCGACGGCGATATAGTATATATCCGTCAGCAGCCTGATGTCGAAGATGGCGAGATCGCAGCGGTGCTCATAGACAATGAAGCAACATTGAAGAAGGTCTACCACTATCCTGACCGTTTGGTTCTGCGTCCCTGCAATCCAATGTATGAGGACTTCGTATATTCGGGTAAGGAAACAGCCGACATCAGGATCCTCGGTAAAGCTGTTATGTTTAAGAGCTATGTAAGATAAAAAAAGACCGCCCAGAGCTGGAACCTCTGGACGGTTTGGATATACAATCAGACCCCTTGAATAGGCAGACTGCTATATTATTATAGCACTCTGCCAGGTCTTTTGCAACCATTTTTAGAAGGTAGGTGCTATTTTTATGGCAAAAAAGGCAAGAAGAAGCGACGGACGATTCTCCTCGCAGGTGTATCTCGGAATAATTGACGGTAAGCGGAAGTATAAAACCGTTTACGGTTCCTCTCCGGGAGAAGTCAAAACGAAAGTCGACGAGATCAAGCATTCCATGGGAATGGGTATCGACTTCACTCAATCAATCAGCACGTTTGCAGAATGGCAGGTTAAATGGCTCGCCGCTTTGCAACGGAAAGTCTCATCCAATCAATACCACTTGTACAAGTATCGTATCGAATATTTTAACGCTTACGTCGGCCGTATTCCGGTTCTGCGTATCAAGCTGTACGAGCTCCAGGAAGCTATGGACGATCTGGCGGATAAAAATCCGAGAACCGGATTTCCAAGCTCAAAGAAAACACTAATCAATTACAAATCTGCGGTCAATATGTTCTTTGAGTATCTCATGGATAACAGGGTCGTTGAGTATAATCCTGCGAAAAATCTGTATATCCCGAAGGATGCTCCGCAGGATGAACGACGAGCCCTCACTGCTGTAGAGCAGTCCTGGATAAGAGAATTTAACCACCGAGCTCAAACACCTGCTATGATCACGATGTACAGTGGTTTACGACGTGGTGAGCTTACGGCTCTGACGTGGGCTGATGTTGACTTCGATAATAAAACTATCACGGTGAACAAAAGCTGGGACTTCAAGTCTCATTCTTTGAAGCCTCCTAAAACCGAGGCAGGCTACAGAACCGTAACCATGCCGGACGAACTTGTCGAGTATCTGAAGAAAATTCCGAAAGTATCCACGCTGGTCTGCACAAACACAAAAGGCACCATGATTCTCGGCTGTGCGTGGGAGAGGCTCTGGGACAGTTACATGAAAGCCCTCAACAAAGAGTACGGCGATTTCAGCAGCTATACTGATCTCGAGGAGGGCGACGAGCTTCCCTTTGTTATAGATTATTTTACACTCCACTGTCTCCGGCACACATATTCTACGCTATTGCATGACGCTGGTGTGGATATTCTCACAGCACAATATCTTCTCGGCCACGCGGATGCAGCGACTACCATGGGAATATATACTCATCTGTCGAAAGAAAACGCGAAGAAAAACGTTGATAAGCTCAACAATTATTTATCTTGCAAGTCAAATGCAAGTCAGGATGTAAACCATAAGACCTCGTAGCCTTAGAGTATCAACGATTTCCGCGAAACAAGGAGCGGTTTCGAATCCCGCCACTCCGACCACCTTGAAACCGTTGTATTCTAAGGGATACAGCGGTTTTTTTATTTTTTACAGAAGTCGAAAAAAACACAAAAAAGCGTAAAAATTATAAAATAGGGGGGTATATTAGGGGGGTATATTTATACATTTGATAGGTTAATTTTTCTTAAAAAAGACTGAAGAAAAAATTTTTTTATTTTATTCTAAAAATTTCAGCGTTTATACCTTTCATATTGTAATTAACTACAATTTGAAAGGGAGTGACTTAACGGCATTTCATAAGAAAGTTGAAAAAGAGTGGTTCTATAATATATGAACTTCGTTCATTGAAATCGCATCAATGATGCTCATAAGTCGCTAACGCTCCACGCTGTCAGTTGAACGTCTGCCTGACGGCACGTTCAACTGACAGCTTTTTGTCGTCATTCTGACTCTTGGTCGCTTCGCTCCAAAGACGGGATGAGGGGAACAGTAGGACAGTGTCTTTGCCTTATCCTAATTTCTCAATGATTTCCTTGCTGTTTTGTTTTGCAAAATCGCTTAGTGAATATGAACGAATTCGCTCCTTTACTATGTTCGGAATTAAAAATCCGTTCGTTGCCAACTTAGTGCACCTGTTAATAATCGTTTTATTTGTTACGTTTAGCATTTTGCTGACATCAATCGGGGTGAATTCAAGCAAATGATTATTTAACAAGAACCTTAAAAAGTCCTTTTCTTTTGTATTAAGATGTGACAGAGCTGAATTAAGTTCGTCAGATGCCCCCGACAATGACAATTCACATACTTTTCTCGAATACAGCTCCATCATACGCAAAAAATAGTTTATCCAAATTTCCGCGTGTGGTGGATTTTCTCTTCCTGAGTAATATAGCGCAGGTAATCCCATCTGCAACGAGTTATAATATTCGTCCGGGTCATATGCAAAATATTCTTCCAACGAACCTATTCCGTTAAAACCATATCCGTTTAAATCAAGAATATATCCTGACATAAGTCGTGCCGTTCTTCCGTTGCCATCTTCAAACGGATGAATTGTAACAAGCTGATAATGAACAACTGCCGCAACAATCAACGGGTGGTCGTCTGTGGTATTTACATATTCAACAAGCTCATCAAGGAGTCCGTCAATTTCGGAGTATTCAGGGGGGATATATTCCGCTACTCCCGTTTCACTATCATATACGGCAAACAGGACACCCGGAGGCATTTCGCCTCTTAATCCGATTTTTTCTTTTGAAGCACCCTTTTCGACCATTGCCTGAACATCAAGGATAAGCTCTTTGGAAAACGGCACCTTGCTTTTTATATTATCCTCCAAAAAATTCAATGCAAGAAAATAGTTTCTGATTTCTTGCTCGGGCTTAAGAAAATGTTTGTGAGCATCTCTTTCAATTACTTCATTCGCCTGGGATTCGGTAAGTGGGTTTCCTTCAATTTTATTAGAAGCGTAAGAGCTTTTCTTTTTTGAGTTTTTTCTTAATTTGTTTTGGGTTATAGAGGGCAGCTCTACCATTCTTACAGAAAAACGATTTTCGTCAATCGCAGATATTCTTTTTAATATTTCGTTAGTCAAAACAACCTTAATCAT